TTGTGATTGCCAATGCCACAGCAAATCAGAGTGAGCAGATAACCGCCTTTCTATCTGCTACACTCTGCCTACTGAAACAGGCTGGGTTTTGATTAGTCTCCTTTCTCAGCCTGTTTCTTTTAACAAGGAGACAAGGACAGACAAATGCGAGTAGAAATAGAACGAGACCGATACGGTCGTCCATTAGTTGTACCCAAAGCAGGTGGCAAACCAGTTGCTTATACACGGGCTACAACAATTGCCAATAGTCTTGATGACCCAGCAGCACTAACTGCTTGGAAGATGCGAATGGCAGCAATAGGTTTAACAGTACGCAGCGACTTACTACTAGCCATCAGTGCTGCACAAGAAGATAAGATGGCTATTAATAGATACATTGAAGATGCTATGGAAGTTGCAGGCGCTAGCCGTGCAGCAACTATCGGTACAGCACTGCATTCATTTGCAGAAAAAATAGATTTGGGACAGGACTTCGGACCTATCCCAGATGAGTGGGCAGCAGACTTAGTTGCCTACCAGAAAGCAACAGAACAACTTAATAAAATCTTTATAGAACAATTCTGCGTGCTAGATAAATTCAAAATTGCTGGCACACCAGACAGAGTTGTTGAGTATAAAGGTGAAAGATTCATTGCAGATATTAAGACTGGTCGCATTGACCATCCTAATAACATTGCTATTCAGTTAGCGATATATGCTAACGGCTCCCCGTATGATATTGCTACGGGTCGCCGTGGTAGTTGGGGCGATGTCAACAAAAACAAAGCCATCATCATTCATCTTCCAGCAGGAACAGGTCTATGCAAATTAGTTTGGATAGACATTGCAGAGGGTTGGAAAGGTGTACAATTTGCAATGAAGGTAAGACAGTGGCGAGACAAGAAAGGTCTTGCTACACCATTCCAGGAACAGGAGACAATCAGTGGCTAGCACTGAAGCACCAATCAGTATCACAGTTAAGACACCAGCAGGTTCACTAGTGACAGTTCGTGCAGAGCACGGAGATGAACTAGACCAGTTAGTAGCAACAGCACTAGATGCTATCAAGTCAGCAGTAACAGAACTTGAATCAGCAGCAAGAGGACAATCTGCACCAGCAGTTCAGCCAATGGCACCAGCACAAGTAGCGCAAGCACTTGGTGCATCTATCATTGATAACACACCAGCCGATAACGGTGGCTGGTCAGCAGCACCATCACTCGGTGGCAAGAACTGCCCACACGGAAAGATGACTGCCATCCAAGGCACAGGTAAAGACGGTAAGACCTATCGTGGTTACTTCTGCCCAGCACCAAAGGGTGCATTTGACAAGTGCAAGAATCAGTATGTTCGTGCTGGTTCACCAGAGTGGAACACATTTGTCGCTGACCAAGTAAAGTAATGACAAACAAAACAGGATGGGACGAATGTACAGAACCAGACTGCGACAAATGTCATTGTGAGGAATGCAATTGAGAACACTCAAACGCAGCATTAGCAAAGCAGAGGTGGGCGGAGAACCATTACCGCCCGCCTTTGCGGCATTTGAACGAGCAGGAATTATCCTGCGCCGTGCAGAAATCACGATGGTTGCTGGCACTCCAGGTGCAGGTAAGTCATCAGTTGCACTGGCAATAGCAGCCAAATCTAAAGTACCTACGCTATACTTCAGCGCAGATACTAATGCTCACACTATGGCAATGCGTCTTGTTGCAATGTCTGGTCGTATGACACAGACAGCAGCAGAGCAGTTGCTCAAGCGTGAGCCACATCAAGCAGAAGAAATTCTTACCCTAAACAATCACTTGTTCTGGTCCTTTGAATCCACTCCCACTCTAAAAGATTTAGATGATGAGGTCAGTGCATTTGAAACTGTATGGGGTAGAAGTCCAACGCTTATTGTGGTTGACAACCTAATGGATATTGCAATGGATGGTCACGAAGAATTCCAAGGTATGCGTGCAGCAATGAAGGAACTTAAGTATCTTGCAAGAGATACCAACGCAGCCGTGCTAGTTCTGCACCATACCAAGGAAGGCTTTGAGGGTTTTCCCTGCCAGCCACGCTCTGCCATTCAGGGTCTTGTCAATCAGATACCAGCAATGGTATTAACTATCGGTCAGATGAAGCAGGGCGATGAGACCTATCTCTGTGTAGCCCCAGTCAAAAACAGATATGGACGAGCAGACCAGACAGGTAATAACTACGTCAGCCTAGCCTTCAACCCTGACAGTATGTATTCAGCCGTGAAGATATTGAAGTTCTTTTAGGAGCAGCAGTATCAGATGGTGAGTGGAACATTATTGTTGATGAGTTATACAACAGCGATAATCTTTACAACAAAGTACAATCAGAAGTATTGAAGGTAGCAAGAGCAGCAATTGAGTAGCGCAGCCAAACGCAAGGGCAGCCAAGCAGAACGTGATGTAGTTGCTTGGCTTAAAGCCAATGGTTACAAGTATGCAGACCGCAGACTCGCAGGAGCAACCTTAGACAAAGGCGATATAAGCGGTGTGCCAGGAGTTACCATTGAGATTAAGAACCACGCAAAGATGGACCTTGCAGGCTGGACAGCAGAGTTAGAAGTAGAGATGAAGAATGACAATGCTTGGACAGGTGTAGTCTTACACAAGCGCAAAGGCAAAGGAGATGTTGGTCAGTGGTATGCCAGTATGCCAGCACAGGTATGGCTAGCACTGCTCAAGAAAGCAGATGGACAAACATAGTATCGCTGCCTATCTAGAACATATAGGCGCCAGACTGCCAGCGGTGGGCAGTGGCTGGCGCAAAATGCGCTGTCCATTCCACCCAGATAAACACGCATCAGCAGGTATTAACTTTGATGAAGGCAGATTTAAATGCCACGGTTGTGGCGTTGGTGGTGACGTATACGATTTGATTATGCACAGAGAAGGAGGCAACTATCGTGAGGCTGTCAAGTACGCAGAGACAGTTTCTCCTACAGGCGGCGACAGAGTACGCCCAGCACATACATCAAGCAACAGACTATCTGGCAACACGGGGTCTGTCGGTAGAAGAAGCAAAGAAGTTTCATATCGGAGTAGTGGACAATCCATTACCAGGTCACGAAGGCTACAAGGGTAAGTTAGTAATTCCCTACATCACGCCATCAGGCGTGGTTGACCTGCGCTTTCGTAGCATCCACGGCGAAGACCCTAAGTACATAGGTCTACCAGGGGCTAAAACAACAATGTTTAATGCACAGTCAGTGCTCACTGCAGATGGTTATATCTGTGTCACCGAAGGTGAGATTGACTGCATCACAACAGTAGTTAAGACAGGACATCCAGCAGTCGGCATCCCAGGTGCTAACAATTGGAAGCCCTACTACAGCAAAATACTTGACGACTTTGATACAGTTATTGTGCTAGCAGATGGCGATAGCCCAGGACTAGAGTTCGGCAAGAAGATTAGTAGAGAGTTAGGCAATGTGAATATAGTTCAGATGCCCGAAGGGCACGATGTCAACAGCATTGTATTACAGGAAGGGGCAGGTTGGTTAGATGAGCGAATCAGAAAATGCATCAACGAGCGATGAATCAGTGTGGGATTACATAGAGAAAAACCCAAAGATTATTGGGCTACCTATCACAGATACCAAAGGTATAGACCTACTGTCAGCACTCAGAGATGTTTATATTCACACCGAAAAAGACCCAAAGGTAGGGCTTAGCCTGCTCACAATCCTAGCCAACTTCCTTGTGGCATCCGCACAGGGTGAAGCACAGGAATTTATTGACGAAGTTACTGTTATAGAATTAACCTCAGATTTAGATACAGAACTACGGAAGGTGCTAGATGAAGGACATTAAATACTTTGATGACATCCTGTCAGAACTTAAGATAACTATGGTGCGTAAGCACGCTGACTATGGTCCTAACAATATTGGTCAAGCACCAGGCGGTGCTATGAATGGCATCGTAGTTCGTATGCACGACAAGATGACACGGCTAGAGCATTTGTATTATAAAAAGATAGACACGCCGAACTATGAATCTATTGAAGATACGCTGCTTGACTTGGCAAACTATGCCATAATCGGACTATTGGTACAAAGGGGGCAGTGGGAAGGTATAGATGAACCAGGAGTACATAACTGAGTATGACTCGCTAGTTTCATCACTAGCAGTTGAGTACCACAGGCGCTATCCGAT